ACTCGTTTTAGACCCGGCAAGGTTTTACTCAAAGAAGCCTGCAAAAACATTCTTCCGACATGGGTAATAAAACGAGTGAAAGACACCTTCCAAGGCGGCAGCGGAATCTCGGATGAGATTGCGAAACGCTACACATCACCAATCAAATACTACAACGCCGAGATGCGTAAAATGTTCGGCTACCTTCCAGAAAACTAATGACAATCCCAACCGACTGGACTTTCAAAACCGCTGATGTTGCGGGAGCTTTTGACCGGCATGTGCGCGAGCAGCTTCCTTGGTATGACCTCACGACGGGAGTGGTCGCGCATGTGGCGCGGCATTACATACCGGAAGGTGGGCGCGTGTATGATATTGGAGCCAGCACAGGGAATGTCGGGAACGCTATCGCGGACACACTTACAGCTCGCAAGGCGGAACTAATTCCCATCGATAACTCGGAGGCCATGTCGGAAATCTATTGCGGCCCCGGCAGCCTTGTCATCGCAGACGCTGCCGAGTTTGATTATCAACCCTTCGACCTTGCCGTTTTGTTCCTGTGCTTGATGTTTGTGCCGCCATCGAAGCGCGGGGAGTTCATCGCTCGGCTTCGTTCTCGCATACGGCCAGGCGGGGCGATCATTGTTTTCGACAAGTGCGAACCGGCCACAGGCTATGTCGCCACGGTCCTCTGGCGGCTGGCGCTCGCAGGCAAGACGGCGGCAGGAGTAGACGCCCGCGAGATATTGGCAAAAGAGCTATCCCTCGGAGGCATCCAACGCCCGATCAACCCGCGCGAAATAGAACCCGCCACCGAGATTTTCCGCTTCGGAGATTTCGCCGGATGGATCATCGAACCATGACCCCCGCCGCCGAAGCCCTCCGCGAACACCTTCGCTCGATCTATGCGCCGATTGATCGCCGATCCGTTGTCGAATGGTGCGAAGATGAAGTGATCTTGTCCGAACGCCAGACGCAGATGCCCGGCGCATTTTCTTGCAACATGACGCCCTACCTACGCGAACCGCTTGAGTGCTTTGGCGATGTGGATGTCTCCGACCTTGTGCTCGTCTTCGGCACGCAGACCGGCAAGACCACGATGGTCCAAGCCGGCACGGCATGGCGGATCGTCAACAAGCCGCAGCCGGTCGTTTGGGTCATGCCTACCGAAGGCCTCGCCCGATCGTTTTCCGAGACACGCTGGCTTCCGCTATTTGAGGACAGCGCCACCCTCCGCGATCAGATCCCCAGCGACCGCCACAAATTCAAAAACCTCGAGCAGCATTTTTCGCGGTGCTCGCTCGTCTTCGTCGGTTCCAACTCCCCCGCGAATCTCGCCAGCCGTCCCGCCGGCCTCCTGCTCATGGATGAAGTTGACAAGTTCGCCAGGGAAACCGACTCCGAAACCTCCGCCCTTTTCCTAGCCGAGAACCGCACGAAGTCCTTTGTCGGTGCGCTCAGAGTCAAGACCTCCACACCCACTACGCCCGACGGCGCGATCTGGCAGGAGTTTTTGAAAGGCACGCAGGAAAAATTCATGCTCGCCTGTCCGCATTGCTCCGAGCGCATCGAGCTCCTCTGGGAGCAAGTGAAGTGGGATGCCACCGCCAAGGAAGACGGGAAATGGAACATGGCCCGCGTAGAGGAGTCCGCGCATTACCTCTGCCAACGGTGCAACGCAAAAATCAACGACGGCCAAAAAATGGAAATGCTCGCCGAGGGCAAATGGCAATCCACCAACCCCGCCGCCCAGCGTGGATTCCGATCCTTCCACCTAAACAGCCTTTACGCTCCCTGGCGATCCTGCACATTCGGCGCTCTTGCGATCAAGTTCCTGCGCGACAAGGGAACCATCAACGGCCTCCAAGATTTCACCAACAGCGCGATGGCCATGCCGTGGGAACAAATCGAGACCAGCATCGGCGAGACCAACATCCTCGCCCTTCGCGGAGACTACCTTCGCGGAACTTGCCCCATCGAGCCCGCGCACGTCGTCACTTGCGCGGACATTGGCCAGGACAAACAACACTGGGTCACCGTCGCATTCGATGCCGTCGGCGCATCCTACGTCCTCGACTACGGAACCACGCTCGCCATCGAGGATCTCCTCGAAGACTCACCGCGCCGCAGCTACCGCACGCCATCCGGTGCCGAGGTCTCGCCCGAGTGCGGGCTCATGGATTCGGGCTTTGCCACCTTCCGAGTTTACACCGCCTGCCAAGCCTCCGGCGGATTCTGGCACGCAGGCAAGGGGTCCGGTGCCACATTCGGAACGAAGATTTCACGCACCGTCCTTCCTGACTTCCCCGGCGTCGTCTTGTACACCTACGTCGACCACAGCATCAAGACCGAGCTATTCAGCGACCGCATCCGCAACGCGCACCCGCCGCTCAAGTTGCCGGCGGATTCCACCAACGAACTCTTCCGAGGCCTCGGAGGCCAGCGCCTCGTCCCGCGCAAGACCGCCAGCGGAACCGAGCTGATATGGAAATCCGTCGCACAAGATCACTACATGGACGCGCTCAAGCTCTGCCACATAGCCTGGCATGTTCTTAAAAACTGATTTTTGACTCCCTCGCAAGATCACTTCCCGTCACGCCTCTGGATTCCGATGGAATTTATCCCAGCTTGAAAAATAGCGGGCGCGCACCAGACATTCTGAACCGACAGATGAAGCCTAGGGACGCCTAGGCGTAGGGTTCTACTTTTGACATCCCGCCGATGACGTGACCGACAAAGACATTGCACGCGCTGGATACAAGGCGCTTTTAAAAGCCCAGGCTAAAACCAAAGCCGAGTTACTTGCAATGGCCTCCGCCCTCGAGAGCGGGATTGACGAGACCATTATCACCTCGCTTTCCACAGACGGCACCGGCACCTCGGCACAAATGAGCTCACTGAGCAAGACAGACCGCCTCGCCGTCATCATGGAAATTTATTCCGAAGGCAACGGAGCTCGATCACTTGGGACCATTGCCAGCTTTTCAAGTTTCACTTCGATGATTTGACATCCGCACGGAGGGCATGGCCTCCAAGCAGGAAATCAAAAAATCAAGATGGGGCGGCAAACGCGAAGGCTCCGGACGCAAACCCTCACCCAAAGCGTCAGCATTCGAGGCCGCGGATATCTCCCATCAACGCGGCCTCATCCTCATCGATACGGTTGACCCCAAGCGCGAAATCACCCCACGCACCCGCGAGCAACTCATCCGCAAGGCCCGCTGGCTTTACAATAATGTGCCCGAGGTCACCTACATCGTGGAGCATATCGCGCAACGAGCTATCGGCACCGGCATCGTTGCCAAGGCCCGCACCGCTGACACAGAGTGGAACCGCCTCGCCGAGCGTCATTTTGAAGATCGCGCCTGCGGAGAATCATGGGCCTTCGACGCGTCCGATTCCGTCAACTTCTACTCCTCCCAATCGCTCATCATTCGTCAGGTCGCCCTCGATGGTGATTTCTTCGCGCAAAAGCTTACCACCGCAACCGGAGGCGCACGCTTCCGATTCATCGGTGGCGAGCAAGTCGGCAGCACCGCAAGCTCAAGCGACCGCGCCTATGATGGCCTGCTTCTCGATCAATTCGGAGCGCCCATTTCCTACCGCGTCATCACCGACCGGGCAAATGGGAAGTTCGTGGACGTGCCCGTGGCCGACATGATGCACATGCGCCACGTCCGCCGCGTCGGCCAGCCCCGTGGCGTCTCATGGTTCCACAGCGCGATCATCCCCGCCCAGGATAAATCCGAAACTCGCGGATACGTCAAAGGCGCTTACAAGGCCGGATCTCAAATCGGCTTTACCATCACCAGCAACGAAGCGGTCAAGATCGGCCTCGGGGCAACGAAGATTACGAACCAAGACGGAGACGAGATCACCACCGACTCACTTTACAATGGCACTCTCAGTCCTCGCCTCAAGCCCGGCGAGACCATCCAATCTTTTAAAAACGAAGCGCCCGGGGCCGCATTCGAGCCACTCATGCGAAGCTACTCCGAAGACATCGCCCGAGCGGTCGGAGTCCCGCCCGAGGCCATCATGCTCTTGACCGGATTGGCCGGCACAGAAATGCGCGGATTCATCGAAGTCGCACAGAATTTCCTCGAGCGCATCCAGCAGATGGTCATCGATCAGTTCTGTTTTCCCGCTTGGAAGTTCTGGATCTGGCAAGAGATCCAAGCCGGGCGCCTCCCTTACCCTGGCGACGATTGGTGGAGAGTCGAATGGGTCACCCCTCGCAAGATAACGGTGGACAATGGCCGCGACGGTCGCCTCTACGCTGACCTACTCGACCGTGGCCTCATGTCATGGGAGCGCTATTGCAACATCCTCGGCCTCGATGCCGAAGCAGAGGAAGACGACATCATTCAGACATTCCAACGCCGCCAGCAGAAATGCGCCGCCCTCGGCCTTGATCTCAACGCCGTATTCCCAAGCAACCTCCGCAACCAAGCAACCTTTGCAGCCACCCAATCAACACAATGACAACCAACCCCACATTTTATGCTCTGGAAAAATCCGGCGACAACGAAACCACGGTCACCCTTTACGACGAAATCGGTGCTTTTGGCGCAGGCTCAAAACAATTCCTCGGAGACCTCGGCAAGCTCTCCGGTC